CTCATGCCCTATGGGCACAGTTTTCATTATCCCATCCTGCCTTTGATAATAAAAACTGTGCCCATAGGGCATGAGCTGTTTCTTTTGGATGTGGACAATGATTTTCATTGTTAAGCAAAAAACGATTAGACTGTTCTATAATATCAAGTTGGTGTGTTAAGAATTCTATATCAAACTCAATTGTTTTTGAATAATTTTCTTTCATATCGGCCATCCAGCCCACGGCATAAAACTCAGGCATTTCTAATTTTATACCCGATGCCTTTGCAGAATACTGTATCCAACTTGTTTCTATTATTCTAAACAAATAATCACGCTTAGGTGTCGTAGTACAACAAAAATTTTTCGATAATATAGCATCTATAACGATCCTATCTTTATATTCAGCAATAATATCATCATATATGTTGAAAAAAATCTCATCGTATTTTTCTAACCATTGTTTAAAATTTATTTTTTTACGATCAATATCGTAAAGTTCATTTAGGGGATGGCCTGCTAGTTCATTCGATATCGCTTTTTCTCTTCCTGGTTCTGTCATCTGCATACAGATATAGATTTTTTTATAATTCATATCACTGACATGGTTCAATATTCTTTTTAATTCTTCAAACATATAAAAATTACAGTTTCCGGGAACTGCATATTGATAATAATCTGTATTCATTGCTATTGCCATTCGTGAACCAAAACAATTTAATAATTGTGCATATAGACTGTATTTTTTAATTGCCGTGGCAACGTTTGTTAAAGATTCACCATAGGTCCAACTTTCACCGATCACTATTAATAAAGAATCTTTTTTTCTTTTCACGTGAAATTCAGAAAATCTGGCAGGAGTTTCTACCCATTTAGGTTTTAAATTTATATCATTTACTAGTATTTCGCTATCATTAAATCCCAATGGCACAGAGCCAACTTCCTTATACCAATTCACGACAGCTCTCCATGAATGTTATTAGATCGGGAAAGGTTTTTACAAAATCAGTACCTCTGCGGCGGTCATATTCAGTAAACCAATTAAAGAAGTCGCGTTTGCCTTCTAACAGTCTTTCCTGGGTATATAGAGTCGTTTCCATGTATTTTACGACTCTTAGGAATTTTTCGTACTCTAACTCACTGAATTTGTTACGATTTTTATCGTCTAAATTGGCTAGAATGAAGTCTAGATGTCTTTGCATGTACGGCATAAATTCTTCTTTAGGCAATATATTCATATCATACTGTAAAGGTTCTTTTAAGAACGGTGTGTCAAATCTAATACGCTGCCATTTATTCTGTTCAAATCCATTATATTTTTCACGCCATTCTAATATTTTTTCTAACAAACTTTGAAAATTTGTTACTGTTAAAATATTAAATGTTATCATAAATGTGATAGGAAGTTTTGTTTTTGTAAGATAGGTATCTAGATTCTGTTCCCATACTGTTAAATCTAGTCCTGTGCGTATATACTCCGCAGGTTTCCCCCAGGTGTCTATACTGGTAAAAATTTTAAAGTCTTTGATAGCACCTTGATCTAGTAATCGATTTATTTTTTCTACGAGCCTTTCGATTAATATAGGTTTAACTCCAAAGTTACTGTTAATATTCAGTTCTAATTGTGGCTGAGGGTTACGTTCTAATTCTTCAAACAATCTCCAAGTGCTGGCCTGTAAAAGAGGTTCGCCGCCAGTAATGCGTAGAATTGTTAAAGTTTTGCTAACTTCGGGCCACCACTTCCACCATGCTTCGACATAAGGATTATTTTCTTCTTCGTAGATTTCAAACCAATCAATGTCATTGCGATGATTTTTAACCATAGCATATGGTCCGTGATCTTTAATCTCTTTGTAGTATGCTGAACTATGTTTGGGATGGCAATATCCACATTTGAAATTACATTCGTTACCAAACGAAATTTCAATATATTGTGGATTGAAATGAATCAAAGGATTATGTTTAATTTTTGCAAATCTTTCTTCGGTATAAATGCTGGCATTGCGTTCTTTACGATCGCTGATGTAATCCTCACCCATGGCTTCAATATTCCAACAATAATTACAGCCGGCTGGTTTGTTACCGTCAATCATTTCTTTACGTTCTAAAATTTTTTGTTTTGTATTATGCAGAGCACTTACATTTAACGCTAACTCTTGTAAAGGAATTTTATGTGGGGCTGGATGATAGCAACTATGTGTTTCGCCTGTCTGTAGATAGATGGTCGTGTGATGCCACTTCGCCATACAGAATGTTGGCGAAATTTCATTCATGATAGGAATGAATTTTTGTATACGAGCTTTATCGTCCAAATCGTTCTCTCAACCAATCGAAATCATTGATCATTTTTAATGCTTCATTGTTGTCTTTGTTTTCTAATCCGTATTGTTTGCCTTGCACAGCACCTTCAATGGCTTCTCTACCAAAGGGTCGATCAAGTCCTCTAGTACACCAAACATTTAATCTATAATTTGTATCTAGATCATCTTGTCGGTCAATTGTTTTACTGGCTAGCTTTACACATTCTCTGAAGGCACTTTTCCATGTGTTAAATGCATCTACGTTAAACGCTGTGATATTGCTGACCTCTGACATCGCTTTGAACAATGTTGAAATACTAGTTGTCATATCTGGTTTAGAAACATCCATATTTTGTGTTAGACTCTTGGGTAATAATTTCACACCGCCATATCCGTATTCTAGATCATTGATAGGATTACGACTGCGCCACACATGTACATTTTCTAAGTCGTAATCACCGACTACATGATCAAAATTAAATGTATCTAAAACCTGCGCATCGGCATCCACAACCCAAAACATTTTTGTAAAGGCTTTACGAGCTGCTGCAATATGTGCTTGATGGATGCCTTTGACTCCGGATACTCTCTGTGCGTAAGGAAACCTTGCTTTTAATCTAGCAAAGTTTTCGTCTGCCTGCGGCTCATTATAACTGATAAAAATTATATCGTATCTCATTGCTTGTAATAGGTTAGTCCTAGATTAATTGTTTCATCATATAAATCTAATGTATATTTGCTCTGTTGTGGAGTTAGATCAGGCCAATCTAAACCAAGATTTATTTTTATTTTTTCTCCTAGTTCGATAATGTCGTGCTCTACGTTACCATGATCAATGTTCTGGTCATACATGTCTCTTAGAATTTCAAAATCTCTAACATCAATATAATTCCAGTCTGTACAATTGGTCATCCATGTACCCATGCGAGCACCAAGAATAGCATACTGCCCATTTTCTTCGTGTGCACCTACCGTTGACCACATACGCAGTCTATGAATATTATGCCACCAAATACGTTCTTTAATTTCCATGGGCGGTACACGAACACCGTCAAGCAGCGTCATCTTAACACCCTCACGAAATCCTGCTCTCCATGCTTGAAATGGCGATCCGGTTATAATACTATCGCTGTATACTCGAGGAAAATTTCTATAACCTTCTTCCCAACAAAAATCAACCTGTCCGCGATCGCTGTCACTGGCTTCATGTGTGCGCATGTTCAATACAAACTCTTTCTTCCAGATTTTAAGACCGCCGTTACCATATCGTAATCCGTTAACGCTGTTACGGCCGCACCATCCATAGACCTGTATCTTAGGATCACTCATATCTAAGTCTAAATCAAAAAATTCAGTTTGTACGATGTTGTCAGCATCCACAGTGATAAACCATTCTGTATCTGATAAATTTGCTGCGGCTTTGTGTGCTGCATCCGATCCCTTGACTCCATGAACACGTTTAGCCCATGGTGCTTTAGTTAGTAGATCAGCATAATGCACGTCAGCATTAGGCTCATCGTAACTAAGAAATATAATATCAAATTCTACTATTTTCATTTTATGTCGATCAAATAATTTTTAAAAATGCGTCTTGTGTATAAACTAAAATTTTCCGGAACTTCAACGTCATTGATTGTTTCGGATTTTTCAATAATATCCGATAATGTGATAGATATCATCTTAAACAAGATATTAGGATCGTTATAATCAGTTAATAAAAAATCCATTTTTGTTTCACCATCCCAAAAGATTTTTCTTTTTTTAACTGGTTGAAATTTTTTAGGTAATTTTTTTGTTCCAAATAATTCTTCTGTTAATTCAAACTTTAGTGTTTTTTTCTTTCTATTGTAAGTTATGTAAACATCGGGTTTTTCAAAATCCACATGCTGCTTTTCTGTCACACGATGTAATACATCATCAATTTTATTAACACTTTTAATCTCAGCTATTTCTAGTGTGTTAGAATTCACATCAACAAAACAACTGGATAATAATATCTTTCCCTCTATTATAAATTCAGCAGTTTCTCTATCAATAGAGATTTTATTAGGTTTGCCAGTGAACGCATGACTAGGACCTACACTGTATACTATTCCACTTATCGGATCAAAAAGTGCTGAATATTCCGGTTCCGGAATTTTAAAATCTACAAAAAATTGATCAACATCGATTATTTCTTCCATGCGATCTCCTCTAGTATATTGATCACTTCTGTGGTAATTTTATCTTTTTCTACGTAGTGAACAATATCATACTGTTGATAATTTCCTATTTTCAATCGTCCTTGTTTGTTGAGATAAAATCCCACATGGTCACTCCATGCTTTAGCCGGCCATGGCCAATTCTGTATCATTGGTTTCATATGTACGACTCTAGGAAATTCTAATTCATAACTGATGTCATCCTCTATTCCTAGTATTTTCGCGCTGAGTGCAAATGCTTCATCTGTTCCAACAACTTTAGGTTTATAATCGGCAAGAAACATGTTTGAAAATTCAGCTGGATTTTTAATTATGTATCGACCTAAATCAAAAAATTCTTTTGCTGTTTCTGAATCTTTCTTGAAGAATGTATAAAAACTGTAAAAGTTAGGTAATTCATTTCTTACAAATGCTCGGCGATAATATTCATCTTCTACTGTCTCTCCACGATACGTATAACTTTTGTTGGCGATATACAATTCAGAATTTTTAATGAAATAATCAATCCAATGGCTGTAATCTCGCATGAACAGCATGTCTGCATCTAAACACACGGTGTATTCAAAAGGAGACAGTTGATCCATCCATGATCGGCCATCCCAGAATGTTTCTTGATTCCATTCTATCACGTGATCAAATACCCAAGACGAATTTAATTTGGATATTCGTTTAGGATTGTCTGTTACTACAGCAACCTGATCATAACCCGGCTTTTGAGTATTTTTTATAGTTAACGCCAATGCATAGGCTAATTGTGTATAGTCTATTTCATCATGCTCAGCAACAACTATCAAATATCCAAAGTTCATATTAATTCCAATAATTGATGGGCGTTTCTTATCAAACTCTGTTTATTCATTACATGAATATCTGTGTCTTTCACAGCAGTGGCACAATATGTTCCATTTAATGTAGGGCTGACTAAAAACGTTAATTTTCCTGTAGCATCAACCGAATACAATATATCTTTATCCAAAGCCGAAAGTACTGGAGGCAAGCTAGACGATTCGTCGGTTTCAAATCCATCTAGAATGTGTTTGGCCACGCTGAAAGAAATATCGTTTCTATATTGTCTTGTGTCAAATCTAAAAAGATCACCATAGTATTGATAATTGTCTTTGATATAATTCACCATGTTAAAATAAGCACGACTTCTTTGATTTTTTGTAAACATCACGATAGTGGCCCAATAAAGATGCACACCTGTATCTGATACATATCTATCATGAAATCCTAATCTCTTCTGATCGTAGATATCATTTATCGATTGCGATATAAGAACATCTTCATCAAGGTCCCAATATTCATTTAATCGATCTGAAAAAATTAAATAATCGCTGTCCAGCAGTAAAGTTCTATCATAGGGAGTAAGATCCCAAGCACTAGCTCTATTGAGATTTACGAATGGCACTGTGGTGTTATTGATTCCATCGTGCAATCTTCTTTGGTTGTCTGTTTTTGGTTTTTCTACTAGAATTATTTTATCAAATAATTCTTCTGCTTGTTGATATATTTCTGATGTTTTCATCCATGCTGCTGTAGATTCATCTGTAACTAGCGACACGGGAACCTTAAGATGTTTTTTAACTAGACCGCCCGATATCATCGACATTAGAGCATAGTCTATATCTCTATTGTTATGAGCGAAAATTAAAGCACCACGTGTCATAGATCTAATAACTTTTCAACACTTCTACTTTTTTTCAAACTTTCATGCTGCTCATAATATTCAAGTGTAGCAGTAAAATATCTATCAACTATTTCATCTTTGAAAATTAATAAATCTTCAATCATTATTGGATTGTCGTTGGCGTCTAATAAAGGCACACCCTGTGTTCTTCCCTGGTCTATTACCATCTGCACAAATACGATTAAAATTCTATCTATTTTGAATATTCCGCCATTGTAGCCATAGGTTAATTTGGCTTCAATTTTTTCTTTGAGTGTGCGTTTTTGGATCGAGAAGGTCTGCCGATAATTGGCAAAGTCTAGAGCCTGCTTTAATTGTTCATCCATAAAAACTCCTAATAATTATATTAGCAGTTTATATTTATAGTCAGCAGTCTAGAGTAAAAATTTTATGGGGTTATTGCCGATATTGTAACTATTGGCGATTCTACTGCAAAGGTTCCTGCGCCTGCAGGTTGAAGAACACCAGTGGCTTCTAAAGTAGATACCGTGAGACTGATGGTTCCTGTGACTTTATCTTCGTCATTAGGAACGTCGAGGAACATTGATCCGGGATCAACGTATCCGTCAATCCATTCTGATTGGAATTCTATATCAGCTGAGGTTCCGAGACTGTTATTAGCAACATCACGACATCTTGCTGTGATACTCCATTTATTCGCTGTGTAGGGACTGGAGTACGATGTAAATGTCCATTCTTGAAAAGTGCTGGTTAATCTATAAAAATTCTGTCCGTTTAGTGTTCCTACTCCTGTGGTGGGTTTGTTTCCTCCAAAGGCTTTGGTAGCGGCTGTGGTTAATAATGTAGTCCATGCAAGATCCTGTGCTCTGGCTGTGCTGCCTGTTCTTGAACTGTTGAATCTAATTTCTCCGCCACTGTTAAAAAAATGTCTTGCATTAGCAGCAGAAGTGAACTGAACACGTATTGTGCTTCTTATTGTTGTGCTCCATGAAGCACCATATGTTCCCGGCCATGTTTCAGACACTGTGCCTTTGGTTGTGGTAAAAGATTGGCCGGCACCTACATTAAATCTGTTAGCCACGATAGTATTGGCAAATGTATCATACTGTGTATTTGGATGATTTGTTGTGGTATTTTCTGCTGTCAAACTTCCAGCTGACAGTGTTTGTGATGTATTTAAAGTCCAGATATTTCTGCCCCATGGATTTGAAGTTGGACTCGATGCTAGTGTTGTGGTTCCAGATCCATATGGAACCACAACACTAGCATCGAG